GGAAGTTGCAGCAAATGTAGCTAAAGCAGTAGTCATGTTAGTTCCAAGTGCTTCCCAGTTTCTATTCAAAGCTCTTTGAACTTCTACTGTTGATACTTGGTCAATGTTTGCATTTAGACCTGGTCTTTGTAAAAACCATTCTTCTAAATAAAATCTTCTAGCGTCCATTGCTGGATCACTTATAGTTCTATCATGTTCAACACCTGTTGAAGCAGTAGTACTATATAATTTATAGTTATTTTTGGATCTTACCGGACCCACAAAGCTAGTATTAGCCATAATATTCTCCTCGGTCATATAGACCTATAGTCATACAGTCTCTATATCGTCTGCCTAGTCAGTCTGCATAACTTGTTATACTAGGTAAAGTGGGGGAAATAATTTCCCCCACCTTGATTAATTAAGCTCCTGGAGAGCCAAATATTCCGCGCCAGTCAGAAAAGCCGAAGCTATATCTTTCTCTTGCTTTGTATCTAACGTTTCCAGTATCAAAGTCGCCTTCCATAGCAGTTCTAATAGGAGCTCTAGTGAACATTTTCAGTCCATTAGGAGCATCTGTTTTGATAAAGAACGCATCAGTATCAGTAAGGAAGTTGTTTACAACATATCCTTGTGGGATCATACCCATTGATTTGATAGCGTTTAAGTCATTATCAGCAGTTCCTACTCTACCTGCAGATTTCATTAACCTTTCAGCTGTAAATTGTAAATTTACAGGAATGATCATTTTCATTCCACGAAGAGCAATTTTCATTCCTCTTTCGTCTTTCATACCAGCAATATCAATCATTGCCTGCTCAAGCGAAGTTTCGTTTAAGTCAGCCGCAGTTGATAGCTCGTTCTTTTGGTCACCAGACATAGTAGTGTGATCAGTAGCACAAAGCTCCTTATCATCACCACCTAGAAAAGAACTGTTGAACGCTCTGTTAAGAACGTTAGCAGCTTTAATCTGTTTAGTGTTTGCCATTGAACGTGCCAATGCTTTTGTATATCTAGTACTGATTTTGTCGTAAAGATTATCCTCTACGGCTTCTTCAGTTAATGAGAAAGCCAAAGCAATGGTTTCGTGGGTGTAGCGAGCAGTGAAAGTTTCTTGTGCTGATTCGTATACAACACCAGATCCTTCCGGTTTAGTTTCTGCATTGCCAAAACCACCTAGCATTACTTCTTCTTCAAATGCACGATCAGAACTCTCTGAATCAAAGATTTCTGTGTGCTGGTTTTCGTATCGGTCGTATTCTAATCCGAACAGAGCATTCAAGCCAGGTTCGAGTTCTTTGACCAATTGCATTCTTGAAATTGCCATTTATTCTCTCCTAACTATTATGTTCCAGTAATACCAGTGCCTAATTTAACGTGTTCGTTCCACATAACGTACCAGTTAGCATTTGCACTTGAAGCATCACTATTTTCAGGGTCTTTCGAAATACCAATAATTTTGACTTGTAAGCCAGCTGTAGTAGCTTCAGAACCACTGTCAATTTCTGTTTTAGACAGACCATTTACAGTGCTAGAAGTACCAAGCACAGAATCAGTATTTTTACCAATATCTGTTTTAGCTATAGTGCCATCACATTGAGCTTCAAAAAGAGTGAACGGATCATCATACAAATACGCATCAATATTCGTACCCCCAGAAATACTGCCAGAAGAGGTAGTATTAGTCTGAGTGTAATAATTTGACCATGTAGGTTTTTTACTAGTTGGGTCAATATAGAAGCAACCGTTAAAAACACCAACGTTAGTTGCACCAGAAGCTGTTCCAGCTATGATGTAACCTCCAGACGCCATTACGTGGTCACCTTTAAAAATAGATGTACCGTAATTGTCTTCGATGGTGTACAGGGTAGTCCCTGCATTATTAACGCCACTGCCAACTGCCCCAATAGGTCTATACCCAAAGGCCGCGTCAACATTTGCCATGATTTTATCCTCATGTTAATAATTATACCACACCCACCATGGGTGCAATAAATTTTTGTAACTTATGGGGAGAAAAAACTAGTTCTTCTTACCGCCACCAAAGGTTACGCGAGTGCTTCTCTCATTCGAGACAGGCATGCTAGGATGTTGGTCCTTAAGAGGATCGTTTGCAACTGCTTCATCTTTATCTTGTGCAACTTGCGCAAAATATTGTGATCGTTCCTTAACAATCTCTAAAGGAATTCTTGCTAGCATTAAACCTCCAACAGCTATGACACCTGAATATCTACCTGTATCAATTGAGGGCCATTCCATGTCGGAATATTCGTCAGCTCTGACAAATTCCCAACCTTCGCGTAGTCTAGCGGATACATTTTTTTGATCCATTTGTCCTACTGTTTCGGCCCTTATCCAGCGGTGTTTAAAACCTTCTGGTGCAGGTGGTGCATCTAACTGTGATGGTGGAGCCCAGGGTTTCCTTCGCTCGGTTTTAGCTCGGGTTTCTGACTCGCGTGGGGGTAGTTTACTTTTCATTGTTTTATCATTCATATATGCCTACTCCTTCACGTACTTCGCATATTCGCTTAGTGGCACACCTAGTTTTTTTGCTATGGCTACTTGTGATGGTGTGAGTCTCACAGAACCTTTGCGCCTTGCTACCGGTGCACCTCTATTAGCAGAGGCTACCGATTGAGTAGGCGAAACTTTTTGTTCAAACTTATGCGGAAATGTATCTCGCATCCTTTTGTCTACTTCACTATAGTACATATCGGAGCTCGCGTCAAATCCTTCTTCCATTAGTTTACGATGAATTGAGAAAGATGTCAAGGTCATTGGTTCATCTTGTCCAAACCATTCATTTTTATCAGCCCACGCAGTTGCCTTTGGATCTGGCGGTGGAGCTGGTTGTTTTTGTCTTGGTTGTTGATATTGAGGCATTTGGGGTTGATTTGGGTCAACTCCTCTTTCTTGCATCTCTTTATTTAGTCTTTCTCTTTGTGCTTTATGGGATGCTGCACGTTCTTCTTCAATAGATAATCTACTTAATTTAGCTTGTGCCTCTACTTGTTTATCAATATCACCTAAATCCATAGCTTGTTTAAGCTCGTTTTTAGCTTCAGTTATTTGTGATGCTACACGATCACCAAATTCTGCTACGTAGCCAGAATCAAGTGCGTTAGCACGTTCTCTTACTTTTTGTGCTTCTGATTGAACTCCTTGCGCATATTGCACAGCAGCTTGTTCACGTCTTTCAGCTTCTCTTAGTCTTTTTGTTAATTTATCTATTCTTGATTGTACTTTATTACCATACTGATCTAACTCACCTTCAGAAGCTGTTTCTTCAGTTTTAACAACTGTTTCAACAACGGGTGTATCTTCTTCCGGATTAATAGTTTTTTTAGTATCTGCAATTTCAACTTCTACTTCTGAACCAGATTCTGGTAAATCTACCATTTTTTCTTCTACTTCAGATTGTGTCTGTATCCTTGTTTCTGCAGGCATATTTTACTCCTGTTTATTTATATTGCAAGATATCCTCTGGGTCTTTTACCACAGCAATTATCTCGTCATCATTAAGTATTCTCACTTCACCACCCTCTATTCCAAATCTTGATCCAGCATAACGACCAAATATAATCCAATCATTTACTTTACACCAAGGTCCATTTGAAAATCTTTTTTCATCTTTATAAGCGTCTGGTCCCATTTTTAATACTAAACCTGTTACAGTTTGGTACCCACGCTCTTCCATGTGTTTGTCTGTTAAATATATACCACCCTTTGTTTTAGCTTGTCCTTTGTAAGGTAGAACTAACATACGCCAACCAGTGGGTTCCGGTAATCTTTCTAATACTTTATCTGTTGGTAAATGTTCTATACCAGCAGTAGCATCTTCTTGTATTTTTTTAAGAAATTTATTTTCTTTTTCTTCTGCTATTTTATTATTTTCATCAGCCTCAACAGCTAAATCTTTTTCTTCTAGTGCAAATCTTCGTTTAGGTATTTCAGCCATTATCTTCCTCTTCTTTCTGCAGGTCTTGTGTTTCCTGTTCAATTATTGTGTAAGCTTTGTGTTCGCCTACAGCTTTGTTGTACTCATCAAAGCTAGGTAAACCCATTGCAATTACGTCTTTTAACTCCTGTTTGCGCGCCCTTATCTTTTTCAAGACGAGGTAAATCGCGGTTTCGTCTTTCATTAAATTGTTCTATATACTAACAATCCCACTTTCGCAAGGCTTTATTTATCCTAGAGTTAGGATCCCTCTTTGTTTTTGCTCCAGTTAATTTCTTTTTCATGCCACCCATTCTTGCACAAAATGATTTACGTCTTCCACTTGTTTTAGATTTAGTTGGCGCCTTAAGTGTACCTTTTTTATAACTAGCACGTCCTTTAGCATTCAATCCACCAGATTTACTTTTACCCTCTTTGCGTTGCCATGCTGCTGTTCTAGCCATTATTTTTTAACCACTGACTTTAAAGATTTTGCTTGTCCAGCATGTAATTTAGAAGCTTTTTTTAAACCTTTAATTACTTTTTTTATTTTCTTTTTCACTGTTTTACGCATACTTTGTTTTTTTCCTTTTGTTTTCTAAAACCATACCGCAACCTTTAGCTATGCCTTTTGGATTTTTATCTGACTTAGCTTTTCTTTGTTGTGATACTGATTTTTTTTTATTCATTATTTTTTAACTAAACTTCCACCAAAATACAATCCAATGATTGATGCCATTAGATGTGTATCCATTGGTGTTATAACTACACCTGCATATTGTCTATCAACAAGCATTTCTTTTTGTTCAATTAAGAATAAAAACCCTCTTGAAAATTCTGTCCATGTTAAAAATACTGATGTATCAAAAAACACTGGTACTATTTTAGGCCATACAATAATAAAGAATACTGCAGTTAATGCAATAATTCTTCGTGTAAATTGAAATCCTTTGTTCTCATAACGTCTTGCTTTGTCAATAGATTCCATTTGAAATTTACCACGTGCAAGTAACATTTTTTGTTCTTCTTGTTTTGCTTTAATACTCTGTCCCCAGATAGTCATAAAACCACCTAGTACACTAGAGCCTAACATTGTAATCATTTCTACTGGTAATCCAAACATATTATAACCTCAATAAACTAACTATACCGCCACGTGCAAATCCTTTTCCACCTGATAAGTAAGCTTGATTAACTTGTTCTTGTAAACTTCCTGGTCCTACTTGACCTCTTTGGTATGTCTGTGGAAATCCACCGCCCATGTCATAGATGTAACCACCTTGTCCACCGCCGGAACCACCTCTGCTACCATAGCCATAACCACCGCCGCCTCCGCCACCGCTAAAAGGTGTATTATCGTAAGTTGTTGTTTGTGGCATAGACATTATTCCATAATAATCCTCTAAATTATAAAACATGGGATGATAGCCACCC